CTGCAAGGACGCATAAATATGCGCCGACCCTGACGCATAAATATGCGCCGGCACAATCGACCGCCGCCGCTGTCGCCCTTGCCAGTGAAAGAGTGGAGAGGTGGGCAGAAAGGAGGAAAAATGCTTTTACTCTGGAACGGAAAAGAAATCGAAGCCGTTGACCTGGATCGTGTCATTCCTGGTCCACGAGCAAAAGAAATTGCCGCTCTTTTGGAACCCGCTTACCTGCGCGGCTACCTTGAAGGCCGCGGGCACGATGTAGCCATCAGGGAGATCAAAAAGAAAGGGCGTCTCGGGCGGGACTACCGGCAGATTCAGAAGTTGCTCAGAAACACGCCGACCTCGCCGCCGCAGGGTGCGCCCTGGCAATACGCCATGTTTTTGAAGGAACGCATTCTGGCGCAACAACAGGTAACAACCCAAGTAACAACTTCGGAGGAGGTTGTTACCGACACCGTGTCACTGAACAAGAAGAGTACTCAGGTCAAGAGACAAAAAATCGACTGCTCAGGCGATAGCCACCTGAGAGAAACGGAGGACTAATGGACAAAATCATCATCTCTACGGGTTTTTCCCGTTTTGAAAAGAGCTGGAAGACGGAGCGGTTTACCGCCGATCAGCTCTGCGCTAAGCTCTCACAGACCATCCGCACGCCAGAGACTATCGCGGAGTTCAGCGCTATGCCGAAGAGCCAGCGCGACAACATCAAGGACCATGGCGGGTTCGTAGGAGGGAAGCTGCGAGGGAATCGGAGACTTACCAGTACTGTGGAATACCGCTCCCTCGTTACTCTGGATTTGGACTCTTGCCCCGCTAACTTCATCGATGTCCTGATAGACAAACTGCATTATGATTGTTTCGTCTACTCGACCCACTCTCACACCCCCTCAGCCCCTCGCTTTCGCGTTCTGGTTTTCCTGACCAGGAATATCAGCCCGGACGAATACAACGCTATCACCCACTATCTCGCCCATGATCTTGGGTCACAGCATGTTGATCCCTGTTCCTTCCGCGTACATCAGCTGATGTACTGGCCGACCACCTCTGTGGACGGGGAATATTTCTCTCGCCGTCTCATCGGTCCGACGCTCGATCCGGATGCCTTCCTCGCTGCCCATCCGAACTGGCGGGACCTGGCAGATCTACCTCCCTCTGAAAGGGAAACCGCTTCGTTCACCTCCGAGCAGCGCAGGGTGCAGGATCCCTTTGAGAAGAAGAATGTGGTGGGTCTCTTCTGCCGGGCATATGGGGACATCGAGACTGTGATTGATGCACTGCTTCCCTCCGTTTATCGGCCCAGCACAACCCATCCCGGACGGTATGACTTCATCGCGGGCAGCTCCACCGCCGGCGCGGCCATCATCGACGGAAAGTGGCTCTACAGCCACCACGCAACGGATCCGGCAGGCGGCCACATGCAGAACGCCTTCGACCTGGTGCGCATCCACAAGTTTGGAATCCTGGACGCCGGTTACGAAGGCCCAGCGGAAATGGCCCCGTCCTACCGTGAAATGGAGAAGTTCGTTCTCTCTGATCAGAAATGCCTGAACCTTCAGAGGCGGGAGAGAGCCGCATCTCTCGCCGAGGACTTCGGTGAGGAGGATGCCTCCGCCTGGGAGGAGAAGCTCCTCTACACGAAGCATGGCATCCTCGCTCCATCCATCATCAACTCCGTTCTCATCCTGGAGAATCACCCCGATCTGAAAAGCCTGGTCTTCAACGAGTTGGCTGACAATATTGAACTTGGGGCCTCCATCCCATGGCACCATGACAAATTCTGGCGCGATGTTGATGATGCCCAGCTGAATCACTGGATCGCAGCGAACTATGGGGAGCTGCCCTCCACAGTGATCAGGGATGCGGTGGACAAGGTGGCCGACGACCGTCATTATCACCCCATCAGGAATTACCTCTCGGCTTTGCCGGAGTGGGATGGCGTTCCCCGCTTAGATACCCTCCTGATCGACATTTTCGGCGCGGAGGATTCTGAGTATGTCCGGGCTGTTACCAGGAAGACGCTGGTTGCCGCGGTGCGGCGAGTACTCCAGCCGGGATGCAAGTTCGACTATGTGCTGACGCTGGTCGGTCCGCAGGGCATCGGCAAGAGCACAGCCATCGCGACCCTCTGCGGTCCCGAATATTTCACTGACAACCTCTCCTTCAACATGATGCGGGATAAGCAGTCGGCGGAGAATATTCAGGGGAACTGGATCATCGAACTGGGAGAGATGGCCGGCGTTTCAAAGGCTGAAGTGGAATCCGTCAAGGCCTTTATTTCCCGACAGGATGACAAGTATCGCGCCAGTTATGGGCGTCGCGCTACCCCCCATCCGCGCCAGTGTGTTTTCATTGGCACAGCAAACCAGGAAAACGGCTTCCTCCGCGACGTGACGGGTAACCGTCGTTTCTGGATTGTGCCGACGCCCCGGAGGACCGACATGGTCCTGGATGCGGACTACGTTGCCCAGGTTTGGGCGGAGACGAAGGCCCGCGAGGCAGAGGGTGAGCCTTTGTTCCTGCCGAAGTGGTTGGAGGAAGCGGCGGAAGCCCATCAGCTGGCCGCTATGGAACATGATGACCGGCAGGGCATTGTTGCCGAGTATTTGGAGAAGCCTCTCCCGGACAATTGGGAGAGCATGGACATCTACCGTCGGCAGGATTACTTGCGGGGTGATGATCCCATTCATGCGAAGGCGGTGAGGAAGAGGGACTGCGTGAGCAACATGGAAATCTGGGTGGAGTGCTATGGACGGCGAAAAGAGGACATGCAGCCCAAGGACAGCTACGCCATCAGCGCCATTATGAGACAGCTTCCCCAGTGGAAACGCGCAGGCTCAAAGAAACTGCCCCTCTATGGTACCCAGAGGGTGTATGTTAGAACCCCATCGTCCGACTCTTCCGACACCTCCAACTCCCCCAGCTAAGGAATGGGGGATTTCAAAACAACTTCTGAGCTTGTTGTAGTCTTGTTGGTGATTTGTTTTGAACCTAATATAATAGGAAGAAAAATGTAAAATCAACAGGACTACAACTATTCTCTAGGAGACTTTTCTGACATTTTGGGCTTTGTTTTGATGCAAAAAAAGCCCACACGCGCGTATAAAAGTTATATAAGAATAATAATACTATTTGTATTATAGTCTTCGCGCGCGCGAGGGAATGCTTTATCCCATAAGGTTTGTTGCGAAAAACAACCTGGTTTCATCTGTTGAGCATCTGGATGACAACCTGCCCATTCAAGGGGAGCAGGTTAGTTTTGCCCTCACGGGGGTGGACGGGTATTAGCCCCTCATCCCCCACCTTTAGACATTTTCGAGAAAAGGAGTGTGATAAAAATACGTGAACGCGAAATAGAACTGATACTTCGCAAGGCCACCGCTGAACGCGGTGGTTTTTGCTTGAAGTTCGCACCTGCGAATTGGGTGGGAGCGCCAGATAGGCTGGTGATCTTGCCAAAGGGGAAGATGGGCTTCGTCGAGGTCAAAGCACCGGGACAAAGGGCGCGCCCCTTGCAGCGGGTAAGGCACAGGCAACTGGCAGAACTTGGGTGCTTTGTTGCTGTGCTGGATGATCCGAACCAGATTAGCGCGATATTGGACGCGATAGAGCATTTCCCCGGTGGAGGGCAAGAGCAGGGAGGTGATTCCTGTGCTGGGGAAGGATGATCTTCACCCCTATCAGAGCTACGCGGCATCCTTCATAGTGAAAAATCCCGCGTCGGCCATCCTCCTGGACTGTGGCTGCGGAAAGACTGTGATTACCCTGACAGCGATAGAAGAGCTTCTCAGGGATAGGTTCGAAGTGACAAAGGTCCTCGTGATCTGCCCGATTCGCGTGGCGCAGGTTTGGGCGGAGGAGCTGGGGAAATGGAGTCACCTCCAAGGGCTGCGCTATTCCATTGCGATAGGGGCAGCCTCCGAGCGGCGTTATGCGCTGAATCAGGACGCAGACCTGTATGTGATCAACCGTGATGTGGTGCCTTGGCTTGTGGAGGAATACGGCGGCGAGTGGAAGTGGGATATGCTTGTGCTGGACGAACTCAGCTCATTTAAGAATCCCCAGGCGAAGAGGTTTAAGAGTCTGCTAAAGGTTCGCTCTCTCGTCAGCAGGGTCGTTGGTTTGACCGGGACTCCATCATCCAACGGCCTCATGGACCTCTGGGCAGAGTATAGACTCTTGGATCTGGGGGAGAGGCTTGGACGCTTCATCACCCGATACCGTCAAGAATTCTTCCGCCCGGAGAAGACTAACGGGCAGATTGTATTCTCGTATGCCCCTCTCCCCGGAGCAGAGGAGCGGATTTACAGACGGATAGCGGACATCACAATCTCCATGCGCTGTACGGATCATCTCGTCATGCCAGAACTCGTCAGTGTCCCCTATGAGGTGAGGATGTCTCCGAAGGAAGCGGAGATTTACTCCCGACTGAAGAAAGAAATGGTACTCAACCTGAAGGATGGCGAGGTAACGGCGGCTAATGCCGCTTCGCTTTCGGGCAAGCTGACCCAGATGGCGAACGGCGCGATCTATGATGATGAGGGAGCAGTCATTGATGTCCACTCCCGAAAGCTCGACGCCCTGGAAGACCTGATCGAGGCACAGAACGGGAAGCCCGTCTTAGCGACGTACTGGTACAAACATGATCTGAAACGGATTGAGGAACGGCTACGCGATATGGGAGTGCGCTACCGGCGCATCGACACTGAGGAATCCATCCACCAGTGGAATGCACGGAGAATTCCTGTGGGGCTGATCCACCCTGCTTCTGCGGGGCATGGTCTGAACCTGCAGGCAGGCGGCTCCACTTTGATCTGGTTCGGTCTGACCTGGAGTTTGGAGCTCTACATTCAGACCAATGCCCGCCTGTGGCGGCAGGGACAGGTTTCCCGGACCGTTGTAGTGGAACACATCGTATGCAAAGGGACTATCGACGAAAGGATTATGGCTGCACTTTCAAAAAAGGAGGTCACACAGAGCAGCCTGATAGACGCAGTTAAGGCACAGTTGGTTTAACAGCCCCAGCGGGTGGAAAGGAGATGTTATGAGCAGCGAGAAAGCAATACAACTTTTGAGGGATATTCGAGAAGAACGAATTTATGTCTTTGATGGCTTGGCAACCATGAAGGCGGCAATTCAAGACGTGCTGGGAGAGGAGGTGAAGTTGTGATAAAGGAGCTAAAAATCAATCCGAAGTTCAGGGATGCAGCCATTCCTCTTTCAAAAGAGAAATTTGAAGAGCTGAAGGCTGATATTAAACGACGTGGATGTCTGGTTCCCATAGTGACATGGCAGGGAACCATTGTAGATGGCCATAATCGTTATGCAATCTGCAAGGAACTTGGGATTGATTTTGAAACTGTGGAGCAGCAATTCGAGGATGAAGTCGATGCTCGACTCTGGATTGTAACCAATGTGATGAATTCCCGGGATCCAACATCCTTTCAGCGTTGTGAAATGGTAATTCCATTCAAAGATGATATCGGCTCCAAGGCTCTTCAGCGACAGCTCGCGGGCGTAAAGGTTGACCCTGGCGTAAATTTACGCCAAGGTTCTCGCGAAGGGAAAACAGCTTTTATTCTAGGTAGTCTGGCACACGTTTCGGAGAGTCTCATGCACATGGCGATCCGTCTTCACGAAGGAGCAGATGAGGCTACATTAGAAAGATTGAGAACGGATCGTAAAGTGTCTATTAGTGGGACTTACAAGCAGCTTTTCGGCAAGAAGAAAAACGATTCATCATCGCCTGGCTGTAAGGTCGAAAATCAGGAGAAATCAGAGAAACGAGACTATGTAAAGGACGTTCCAATCGAAGAACAGCCGTCCAAGATGCACAAGAAGTCCTTTGCCGGTCCTGTTTCGCTGAATGAGGAAAGGGTGAAAACTCATTCATCTGAAAAGAAGGACCTCGAACTCTATCCGGAGGTAACTCAGATCGACCATCTGATGGAGGTTCCCACGATGAAGGATGAACCTCAGCATGAACCTCATGCCTTCATGTTTGTGGAGGACCAAGTGAGATTTGCTTGTCGCAACTATATCGAGGAACTCCGGACCGGACTCAGATGGCTGAAGAATGAAGACAGGAGCCGTCTTCCCAAACTGTTGCAGATCATCAGGGAAGCGAACGAACAAGCCGAACAGATGTACAAAGAAATGGAGGATTAACATGAATCGAACTAAGGTACGTATCATCAAGAACGAGAATGACAGGCTGGACGTGAAAGTGGTGCTCAAGGAAGACCATGTCGAAGGAAGCGCCGCCGACCTCACCTATATCCGTAGGATGCCCATCAGTATGTTGAAGGTCAACAAGAAGTATCAGCGCCTTCTGGATATGAAGTGGGCGCAGGAAATTGCTGATAACTTCAACCCCGATCTGGTGGCTGTGATCCAGGTTTCATATCGGGATGGGAAGTTTTGGATCATCGACGGCCAGCACACAAAGAAGGCGATTGAACTGAAGTTCAATGACCCTGATTACCCTGTTATCTGTAAGGTATATACTGGCCTTACCGAGAAGGATGAGTCTGAGCTGTTCTACCTGTTCAACAAGTGCAAGAAGAAAATGGCGTCGGCATCCATGCTAAAGGCTCAGGCCTTCTGTGGCGAGGCGGAGGTGACGAGTTTCCTTCAGCATACAAGAGATGCTGGCTTCATCATTGACCCCGAGAAGTCAGTGAATTGCAAGTACGGGATCGCGGCAGCAAAGAAGGCCCTGAATTGTTTCCGTGTTCTTCAGGCTGATGGCTACGATCGGATGCTTCATCTCCTTCGGGATACCTGGGATGGTGAACGTTGGTCACTGACTTTGAAAATGCTGGGAGGAATGGCTGCCCTGCTGTCAACATATGCAGATGAGATGGACGATAAAGTGTTCATCAATCAACTGCGTTCCGTGACAGAGGCGCAAATAGTCAAGGAGGCTGGTAAATTCTGCGATGAGTCTGTGGGCGCTGCGTATGCTGCTGGCCTGGTAAAGCTCTATAACAAGGGGCTTCGTTCTGGAAAGTTGCGTCAAGCGAAGCTGTTCAGTAACTGACTCTGTCGGATGGGTTTTGATAGGGGGGTGAGCTATGGTATATCTACAGGAGAACTGGGAAGACCTGGCCAACGCTATCATAATCAGCGCGGTGGAGGATTATCAGAGCGCCTACAAACGTCTGTTGAGAAATCCCGAAAGCGAGTTCAGAAAGAAGGAGGTTGAAAAGCTGGAAGAATTCTTTCATGGAAGGTGGTATGCAACACTGACAGATCTTGACCCCAATTATCTGATTAGAAAAATCCAGGAGGAGATTAAGAATGATCGGATGGTGCTATCTCGATAAAAGAGATGCGACTATCAAGGCCCTAAAAGACTACGATTCTATGAAATTCATCATCGAGAATACCAATGATGAAATAAAGAGAATCAGGGAAAAGACCTCTTCGGTTGGAGTGCCGCTATACGATGACCATGTTCGAGGCGGGAACGTACATTCTGGCGAGGATAAGGCAGTAAGCACAATTGAGGAGATCGACACACTGAAGGAGCGCTATAGGCAGGCACAGGAATACATGGCCTGGTTTGAGCCCGCCTGGAAGCAGCTCAGTGAAGATGAGCAGTGCTTACTTGAAAGCGTATATCTGGATGGATCTGAGCGCGTAGATATTTGTGCGAGAATGGGCTTTGAAAAGGACGCCTATTATAAGCGCAGAAATCGTGCTCTGGGACATCTGACTACGCTTCTTTATGGGGTAATGTAGAAAAATGTCCAATTTCGCAGACGTACCCCATTGACAAATCTGGTATTCTAATATCATCGAAGAGCGGGCAACGAAGCCCGCAAAGGCAAGAGGACTGTCCAACTGGGCGGCCCTCTTTTTTAGTGCAATGCAGAAAAGGAGGAATGCAAATGCCGAGACAGAATGATCGGCTGATTGAAGAAAAGCAGGGGCAGCAAGCCCTGAGGGAGCTTGCGAGGGAACTCCGCCAAACACCTCACCGCATGGAGGTGTGGTTTGCGGAACTTCACCGGGAGGAATGGTCCTACCTGAGGAACGGGATTCTCCCAGTCCTGGTGGTGAGCGATGAGCGTTTCAATACCTGCGCAACCATGGTGACGGTCGTCCCTCTCCGAACCAGGGAAGCCCGAATGGATCTCCCGACCCATGTGAGATTGCTCGCTGAGAGGAATCCTAGCCTCGACCGGGATCTGACAGCCCTTGCAGAGCAGATTACCACTATCGACAAGGCGAGTTTGAGGCGGAAGGTCGGAGAGGTCACCTCTGAAGACGACATCCAGAAGGTGGAGCTGGCGCTGCTGGCTTTGATCGGGCTGGAGGTCGAAGAGTTTTGATGGAATACACCATTCTTCTGGTAGTGGCGCTGATGCTCATCATCGCTACTACCTGGCCGAGGCCGAGGTTTTGACTATCCCCAAAACTACCCTGAAAGAGAAAGTGAGAGTGGAATAATGCACATAATCACATGTGAACAGGTATCCAATGGTCACCCGGATAAGATCTGTGATCAGATTGCGGATGCCATTGTGACCGAGGTATTAAAACATGATCGTGATGCCCGCGTTGCCGCCGAGGTTATGATCAAGGGCAACCAGATCATTATCGCCGGGGAGATCAGCTCTGACTATGTCCCTTCGTACAAAGAACTGGTTCGGAGTGTTTTCGAGCGGATCGGCATTGAACGCCTCGGCTATGAGGACTCCGTTTTCGATATCCACATCCTGATGGACCGGCAGAGTCCCGACATCGCAATGGGTGTTGACAAGGGCGGCGCCGGAGACCAAGGCATGATGTTCGGCTACGCCACCAATGAGACGCCGGAGCTGTTGCCGGTTCCGTTTGTGTTGGCGACAAATTTTCTGCGGCTGCTGAAGAATCACCCCAGCCACATGTTTCGCGCCGACGCCAAGGCACAGGTGAGCTTTGACTATGACAGTGGCCACATCACCACCTTCCTGTGTTCGGTGCAGCACAGCGCCGACGTGGAACCCGCCGATTTCCGGCACGTCATCGAAGCTATGATGGTGTTAACCGCCGCGCAGCTTGGCTTGAACACTGATTTCCAGAAGCTGGTCAATCCCACCGGCCGCTTCGTTCTCGGCGGTCCCTTCGCTGACTGCGGGGTCACGGGGCGCAAGCTCGCCTGTGACACCTATGGCGGCGTGGGTCATATCGGCGGCGGTGCCATGTGTGTTGATGGCGACACCGAGTTTTTGACCCCCAATGGCTGGAAGAAAATCCGTGATTTCTGCGGTGACCTGGTGGGGCAGTGGGAAAATGGTGAACTGACTTTTGTAAAGCCGTATGCATTCGTTAAAAACCCTGCCGAAGGATTGATGCAAATCAAATCCGGAGAGGTACTGGACATGGTTCTTTCTCCGAATCATGATGTTGTTCTTGAAACCAGTAAGGGTGGTCTGGTGAAAAAAACTGCCAGAATGCTCTTTGATGAGAATGGTGTGCGCAACGGAAATCATGGGTTTATTCCCACAAGTTTCAAGTACCGAGATGAAAGAGAAGGCATTTCATTGTCTGAAGACTTGATTCGACTTCAGACTGCTTTCTGTGCCGATGGGACAATCCTCCAGCATAAGGAGAAATGGACGGGACGTGTGCGTGTTAAAAAGCAACACAAGAAGCATAGAATGCGTTATTTGCTGAACGAGACGGGAACTGAATACACAGAATCTGAAGATGGAGATTTTTCCGTCTTTTATTTTTGCCCGCCATTCACCTGTAAGAAGCTTTCCAAGTGCCTACTGGGAGCTAATTCCAAGCAACTGAAGGTGATTGCAGATGAGGTTCAGCTCTGGGATGGAGCAGAGGGAAATTTCCGGACAACCATCAAAGAAGATGCAGATTTCGTACAATTTGCTTTCATGGTAGCCTATGGAACGAATGCAACTATTTCCGTGGATGATCGTATAGGAGAAACATTCTTCCAGAATGGTAAAGAGTATACCAGAAAGTCAGTGCTGTATCGGGTGCATTCCACCAAGTGGAAAAAGTTTCAGGTGAAACATGGGACAAAAGGCGTTGGATATTGTGATGTATCACCGTATGATCCGGAAGACGGTTATATGTACTGTTTTTCTGTTCCTTCCGGTATGCTGCTACTTCGTCGAAACAATCATGTATTTGTGACTGGCAACTGCGGAAAGGACCCCACCAAGGTTGACCGCTCCGGCGCGTACATGGCGCGGAAGATCGCACGAGATATCGTGACCGCCGGTTATGCGGACAAGTGCGAAGTGCAGATCGCCTATGCCATCGGTGTGGCTGAGCCGGTGTCCATCAATGTGGATTGCTTTGGCACCGAACAGCAGAGCCGCGATTTCATCGAAGCATTTGTCCGGGAGAACTACGACCTGACGCCGAGGGGAATCATTGAGAGCCTGGGACTCCTGGATGTGGACTACAACCGCGTAAGCGCCTACGGTCACTTTGGGAAGCAGGGGCTGCCATGGGAGCAGTAATGCTCTTTCCTCGTTGGCAGAAAAGAACAGGGAGATGAGAATATGCGCGACCCCAACCGCATCCCCATAATGCTGGATGAGCTGAAGACACTCTGGGAGACACACCCAGACTGGCGACTCGGACAGCTTATTGCCAACCTCAGCCGGGCGGCGAACATCGAAGATCCCTTCTTCGTTCAGGATGACCGCCTGCTGGAAACCATCAGGACATGGAACGCCTGTGCGCGTTCAAAGAGGAAAGAGACATGAGGGACATCAAAAATGCCAACACCACCACGAACCCGGCTATCATCGCTCCTTGGTATGAATACCAGAAGCAGATCAAAGCGCTGCTCGAGCGTGACCCGCAGATCACCGTCGGCGAGGTTTATGAGCCGGAAGGCCATGAGGTGGATTTTGCCTTCGATATCCAGGTTCGCAACCATGAGAAGTTCACCGCGTTGGACGACCTTCTGCCTGCGATGAAGGAATACGGCAACGTGACCCTGGGCATTGAGATCTTCGACGAGGAAAACACGAGTGCCACTGATGACCTCGCCGCGATCTACAAGACCCTTTTCCGTGACAATCCCATCGTTCAGGACATCGTGGTCGTTCCGGATCATTTCGGCGCCTCTCAGGTTTATATTCTCTTCAAGCCGGAAGTTATCCAGTATTACCGCGATGATATGACCGACTATAACGGCCTGTTCAGCGGCCTCGCCCAGGATATCGCCAGGGAAGTGTTTAAGGGCAAAACCGGCAATGTTCACTTCTGCACCGCGCCCCTGACTGTGGGCGGTGGCACCGCATCAGACCCTCAGAGCGATCCAAAGCACCTTTGACCTGGAACGGGAAATACGCCGATCTCCATACATGGGAGCAGCGAGGGAGCGTTTTCCGCGCTCCCTTTCCTGTTCCCTGTGAGGTTTGCCGCAGGCTGACAGAGTTCATTGACATGGACTATGAGGCGGCGTTTTGCAGTGATGATTGCCTGAAAGAGTTTGAGAAAGAACTCAATGAAGGGCCGATGTATTGTTGCGATACCTGTGAAATCGGGCGAAAGCGCAACTGTCCTCATGCGAAGGGTGTTCATTACAATCCATGGGGCGAGGGCATTGAACCACCTGAATTCTGTCCGAACAGAGAAGGTACTGAATTGCCCTTCTAACGAGTAATGCGATCAAGGAGAGATTCAGATGCCATATAGGCCCAAGCGCCCCTGTGCTCACCCAGGCTGTCCGGAGCTGGTGGAGAGCGGGCGGAAGTACTGCGAAAAGCATCGTCCCCTTCATCCAGAGGATACACGCTCCGCATCCTCCCGTGGATATGGTCGAACGTGGCAGAAAGCCAGCAAGCAGTTTCTCTCCGCTCATCCGCTGTGTGTCATGTGTGCCGCCGAGGGACGGTACGTCAAGGCCACGGTGGTTGACCATATCCGTCCGCATCGCGGTGATGCGAAGCTGTTCTGGGATCGGGGTAATTGGCAGTCGCTCTGCAAAGAGCACCATGATAAGAAGACTGGGTTGAAGGACAGCCGACCGACATATCGCTACTGAACATGCATGTTTCCCAGCCCGCTGTGACTTTTCTCCTTTCCTATGGCGGGCAGCCTTAGTCTGAATGATGATATGTGCAGTATTCTTCTGAGGGACGTAGAGTAAAATAAATGGAGCAGACTGTTGTCTACCCCATTCACTATGGATTGGAATCTCAGCTGGATCATGCGTACACAGCAGAGCTTAACGCATTGACCACAAACTGATTCATTGTAATACCTTGCTGCTCCGCAGCAAAGGCTACATCCCTGTGAAGCTTTGGCTCCAGGCGCACATTGAAGGAGCCTTTATACTCCTTGTCGGGAGCCACACCAAACTGTTTACACATGTCGAGATAGTTATCGATGCAGTCGTGGAAACTGTTTTTCAGCTCCTCGACACTTGTTCCATGGAAGTTGAGCGAATCACGAACGCCGAAGACTGAACCGACAAAGAGTTCATCTTCATCATCGTAATCAACGCTTGCGTGATAGCCTTTGTATTCAAGCATTCTGCTCATAGAGATAACCTCCTTAGATTTCTCCAATGTCAGCGAGGAAGTCCAGCACTTTTTTGATCTGGTATCGGTAGAGTTCTTTTCCGGGGTGAGGGCCGTCGAAGGTAAGCTTGCGCTTTGATTTCTCGTGGAAGTAGCCAATCGAGGAACCACGACCACCAGAATACTTGAGGCACCCGCATTGACTCATTAGCGTGTCAAGTTCGTTGATGGTGAAATTCCTTGGAGATGGTTTTTGAGTGAGCTTCCGTATCAGTGTTTCTTTCTTTGGCACGTCAATCCCTCCGAGAGTGCAACTGATTTCCAGTTGCATTATAACCCAATAGTGGAATATTGTCAAGGACGAAATGTTTGTCCGGATCTGCCTGCCCCCGGCCCCGGATGAGCATCTCTACGGCCTTCACCCTGGAGACCGGCGGTCCCTCTCGCGTGAATTTCCGCGAATTAGACGAGGCGGGGTCTAGGGGTGCCGCCCGTGTGGCCACCCAGACGGGTTGAAGGGTCGAAATTCCAATGGAATCGAGACTGCTGAAAAAGTCTGTTGTTTGCAACCAAGGTGAATTACACAGTTTGAAGATATGCAGATATACTGCATATGATTGGGCATACAAACGGATTTTCACATACATCTTGCATGATTGAAATCGAATAAATCCATGCTAATTTGTACGTTGTGACTTTTTCAGTAGTCTCTGGAATCAAGGCTTTTTGCGCCCCCGTGGGGTTGAGGATGGCGATGAAAAACCGATCAAACGGCTTGTTTTACCTCGTCAAACTTCGGGGTCCAGAGGCCAAAACTCGCATTTTGGAGGCTTTTTCGTCGGAATTTCTAAAAACCGACAAGCAACAGCGAAATACGAATTTCACCGCAGAAGGAGGGCGGCAATATGTCGAAGTGTAAGCAGATTTACAAGTCGGAGAGGGCAGGCCAGCCTGTGAATCTCCCGGTCACGCAAGGCGCAAGGATGAACGCAGAGCTGCACGACAGGGCAATAAAACAAGCAGGAAATAGGAGTGATGCGATATGCGCAAATTCTGGAGTTGGATCAAGGATGACGGCGGTGGGCGCGTCCTTAGACTGGAAGGGCCTATCGACGAGGAATCCTTCTGGTCTGATGGCGTAACCCCCAAGGCATTCAGGGAAGACCTGTACGCCGAAGAGGGGGATGTGACCATCTACATCCACAGTCCCGGTGGCAACGTGTTCGCCGCTGCCGAGATCTACACCATGATCCGTGATTATCCCGGCACCGTTACCGTGAAGATCGATGCGATTGCAGCCAGCGCCGCATCCGTCGTTGCCATGGCCGGTGGCCGTGTGATGATGTCCCCGGTGGCAATGCTTATGGTCCATGATCCGGCCACAATTGCCATGGGGAACTCGAAGGCGATGGAGAAAGCCATCTCCACGCTGAA